GAGCGGAGGACTTACTTTATCACCTTTCAATTACTATGGACTAAAGAAGTAAACCTGCCAACATCGGCAATCCTTCAGCAAGCGATCCCAAGAAACCACCTTCGGCAACCTCTGGAATTATATTCTTGAGGGCGCCGAAAGCCCGCCCAGCCATTCTAGTGATGAAATTCCCACCAGCTTGCTGTACGGCCCCAATTCCGGCTTTTGCAACCGAATCTACAATACTCTTCATATGAGTCTGTATGGGGGATTTCGAAATGGAGGTCTTAATATGCGGTGAAGCATGCTTAATGATACCCTTGCCAATCTTAATTGTTGTCTTGATCAACCGACTATGTGGCGTCTGGGTGGAAGATTTAGCAGGGGTAAAGTTGCGAATCTGAGACATTGCGACAATATCAGAGTGTGTGTGCGTGATATTATCAATATTTCCAAGGTACTCAACAAAGATCACATCCTCAACCTCAAAAGAGACAAAGGATGCCGCACCCATGATAACAAACCCTTGAGAAAACTTGCACCCCCATGCTGGAAGGGGTTCAACTTCATCGGCTGCATTGCCACGAGAGGAATATTCATATTCGGCTGGTGTAACTGGCCGATAATTGATATAAGTCCACTCTCGACAAACGTCGAAGGTTTTAGAAGTTTCAAGATCTCTCAATTGCTGGAAGGTGTACGCACCAGCAACATTTGCGTTGTCGGATGGCGGAAAGCAACAACCTGGCCTCCGCGATCTATTTCTCTACCCGTATACCTAAGCCTTTGGGCTGTCCCAACCACTCTACCACGAATACCACCGGTTGCAACATTTGCAAATTGAGCAGTCAGGTAAGGCAGTTTGAGACGAGAGGCTCCGGAAATGTTTGGAGACCCGGGAATGGGCACCAGAGTGTTGCCACCAGCACCAACGAAAGCAGTGGTGTTGAAGAGAAAAGCATCCGTATCCTTGGACTTATCCTGCGGACAGGCAACAAAGAATGCTTCTCCGGTTGTATTAGTTCCGAAGGTTAATCTAGTGATCGCCTTGACCTTCTTGGATGGAACCGCATGAAGATCGGGGATACAAGCCTCTGCATTTAGGTGGAAAGGATTCTCTAATGCTTGGAGGTAGTGGACAGCACATGAAGGAAATGTGTGTGCAACTGCCGCCAATGGATCAGGTTCCTCCATAGGGGCAAAGATGTCGGGTTGAGTTGCTAATGCCTTCGAAGCAAGGTACTGTCGCCAACGGCGCTCTTTGTCTTGCCTCGAAAGACTCGCATACTTAGGTTTTGACAGATATTCCTGTTTAGTCAACATATTCTTGTTTTAGAAGATGTTCTTTTTCCGGTTACCAGATGTGAGTATTTTAGAGTTCTGAATCTGGATAATAAGCAGATGGTGCCTGCTTAACTCCATAATCCTTTCGACATACAGTTGTTAGCCAATCCTGCTCGGGGAACATACGAGCTGGGACTGCTACATTAACGTCATCAAGCTCAGCTTTGAATGGCATGAAGTCCGCTTCGGTTAGTCCATAATACTGTTCTATCATGTCCCAAGCCTCCTCTTGCTCAATTTCGCTGTCTCGACTCATTCCTCGGTAATCGCGCCATGGACGCGCGTCGACGTCGTCTTCTGTAAGAACTGCATTAACTGCTTTACTCATGACAGGCAAACCTAATTCTTTACATTTAGCAAAATAATGTCCAAAAACGGGCATCGATTCAGGAATGTGTTGATGCGCCTGGTACATCGCCATCAGCATCATTCTTGTTGCTATTTCTGGTCGGTTAATGCCACCACGAATATTGGATAAAGGTGAGCGTCTGAATGATCCCAAACTACGGAATGCTGACAGTTGCCGGCTGAACAGATACGGATGTTCTGCGTTAGTGGTCGGCCACCACCAACATCGAAGGAAATTCAACGTCCTAATCTCTCTTTCACCAGTGAATAGTTCACCTATGAGTTCAAGGCCAAGTCTGCTGAATTTCTGAATAGTCTGTTTGAAAATAAGATCACACACTATAGCATTCAAATCTTTGTCTTCCTTCTTAGCACTCGCCTGCAAAGCACTTAACATTGTGATGTTTGTTAGAACTTCATTAGTAGCATGCAAAGCATAACGAGTGACACTTGAAGTGTTAATAAAAGATGTGAATTTTTCACCTGAAAAGACTCTCCAAGCGTGTTTTAGCTTGACCTTATTCACG